AGACAAAAACCTGCCCAAGGACTTCTTTCGAAGTTGCCGAGGACGTAGGATAATATGTCTAACTACCCAACCTTCGCAACCATTCTCAGGACGAGAAATGGCAGTTGAGGCTTCTTCTAACGGAACAACCAAGCCAGAATCCCCGAGAGAAACGGGGACCCGGCATTGGCTCCATTGGCGTGGCACCTGCTTTACTAGCGAGCGCCATGCCGGACGGAACTTAGGATCGCAACCCGATCCGATCATACGCTGTGAGGCGTAGATACGGAGACGGTTTGCTACCTGGAGCGCATACGGAATTTGCGACTCCTTGTTCCTTCGCAAGAAGAAAGGGCGGACCGGCTGATCTTGAAAATAGTCGGTCCCGCATGATTCGAAGAAGCTTCCTGCCAGGAAGCTCTTCTCACGGTTAACGCTGAAACCAAAATGATTCAGCGTTTCGATTACATCACGGGCATAGGCTTGGGGGACTATAATATCGTCCCCAAAGACACTAACGTTGTGATGTTCCGCTGTTGGCACATGAGAGAAAGCTACACTTGAAAAAATAAGTGTTTCTAGCTCAAACGTGAACCCATTGCCCATTGAAGAAAATTTCTCCAGGCGATGTGTTTCACCATCAACGGATGTCGTCTCAGAACGAGGCGTGCTAAATAGCACAAACCATTCCCAAGGCAGAAGAGCTTTTACAAGCTCATAGCTAATTGTATCAGAAGCAGCGGACAAATCGATGGTCGCAAGACCATCAGCCCGTGCTCGAGCTACTAATTCTCTATTTACATCTGCTTGGTTAGACAAATCGATTCCCAAACGTGTCTTTAGCCGTTGGCGAGTAAGCGCACCGATTCCGAGCTGAACATAAATGTTCAGAGTTGGTTCGATACAAATACCGCGTTCAGTTAAGGCCGTTTTTGGGACCGTGGTGAACTTAGATCCTTCAACAATAACAGGACGCGATAAAGCATCCCACCAAGTGTCGCCTAAAATTTGGCGATAGTAAGGATAAAGTTCTTCAGTCAGATGAATTTCTTCATCGTATTTGTCTGACAACACACATCCACGACCTTTTATAGCAGTAGTGGCACCTGGACCGAAACGAAACCGTTCTTGACAAAAAACAAGATCGGCATGACGTAATCGGCCAAGTACACTATGCAAAAGGCGCCGGGCTTCGAAGAAGCCTTGCGAATGACCCTGGGAAGGGTCGCGGAGCCGGGTATTAACACGCCTGCAATCGTCCTCTGCCTTAAAGAAAGCAGCGGTGGCGATCGCGGAACGGTCGATACCTAATGGGAGATTAACAGATTTTCTTAACAAAGACGTTACCAAGTAATCGTCAGCGAAATGCTGGACGTTTTGGTAGTCGCCTGAGTCTATAGAAAACCTGGCAATCTGATCCCACTCCTCGTACTTGCACAATAGGTACACCGATAAGGATATTGGCGTGTCTACCGCGTAGCACAATTCGCGCGTGGTTCGTAGCTCTAACAGGAAGTCAGAGCTGAGGACTTTGCTTGTAGCAATAGTCATGGCATACTCCTGGGTCTTGGACCCGTAGTTGGTAAGAAATTAACGAACCGCTAGTAAGCGGGTTCGAGGTCCTTCACGTACGATGTTACAATGGCAGAACCAAGCAAGCTATTCACTTGGGCCTTTACATTGTCTCTATCAGTGTCGGACATTTCTTCCGGGAGTATAAAGCTACCTTTAAATAAGGCGGCATGCGAGACGCGAACAACGCCATCAACCGTGTGCTCGAACGGAAACGTAATTTTTACATTAACGTGATCCGTCCTGCGACGATTAGATGAGCGTGAAAGACCTAAAGTTAATTTAGATCTTCCCGCAGAGGTAGTGGCAGAGTCATCGTTAAAAGATGCTACTCCACTTTCCTGCCCTTGCGGCGCGTAGATGTGATCAGCCGAAGCTGCGTCAGTTAAAGTTATAGCTGTAGCACTAGGCATAGCTTATCTCCATTTCCGGATGATTGTCCGGATCAATTTAAGGATTCTTATAAACGATAATAATCGCATTAGGATCTCCTTTATAGGGTTAAGCAGATAGAAAGGATTTCTATCTACGAAGAACGACCGCCAAGGCTAGTAAGTTGACTAATTTCTTAGCTGACAAACTAGGCTTATAATTGAACGTCCCGATAGGGATATTCGAGAAGGCCGTACGGTAATGCAGTTCAGCACGGAAGGATGCCTCTTTCAATATTTTAGCACTAGAACGTGCTACCATAGATACTTGAGGCTCTTGCGTGTGAATCGTTTTTACGTTGTAGTAACCTCTCAGAAAAGTAACATCCTTAAGGGCATCAAGCCCTGAGAGATAATCACCGATCGAGAAGAAATAATCAACGACAAACGAGAAAGGAACTAATTCCCAACCAAGCTCTACCGGATTCCCCAACGTGAAGTTGGGAGGATCGGCGCCTATTCTTATGTAGGCACGAGCTCGGAGGGTAGAATTGCTTCTAATCTGCACTCTGTCCCAGTCGGACGTAATAGTATTACGCGACGATTTAGCAGAGATGCTAACGCGTCGATACACCCCACCTTCTAACTTATCGTTAAGCCTCGTAAGAGACGAATCGATATCATTAAGAAGCGGGATAATGCCGAACTGAGTGAGAAGCCATGCGCTCGCAGGATCGAAAGTAGAAAGTTGGCGCCGTAAGGCGCTGAACTTCCCCTTTCGAAGGGAACGATAGGCTTTAATGAGCTGTCTACCTAAGCTAGTGACCATAGAGGCCGTTTGCCGGTATTCAGCAATGCTTTCGCCTAAGTTAACCACTTCAGATTTAATCTTAAGTCGCAGCGGAACCTCCCATGAGGGAAGCGGCGCGCGGTGGATTATTTGCTGACGGGGGACATGATATGTCCAGGAAGTCCAACCTGATGAGGGATTAACGAAATGGGAGATTCCAGACTGGGTGTATACCCGGCGCTGTTCTGCCATTGACGTCATATTTCCTATCAAGTCCAAGGGCTTCGGCCGCGATGAAATCGCATTCCAAACCTCGAGTTTAGCTCCGGTAACACGACTACCAGTGATCACATCCGAATTCCAGTTATTTCGCTGGACAGGGACGATCTCTTTGGTAACATCGTTGTAACTGGGCATAATAGACTCCTATAAACGTTAGTTGAAATTAACAGTAGACTAATGAATAGCTTAACTGCTAGAGACAAAGTGTCTCAGATAG